GGATTATATAATTCCCGTGAGTGGTAAAACCAGAAAGCTCGAAGAACTTCATAGTCATCAAACACAGGTGATTTACCATGGTCATGCACAACTTGATAATTGTGTCTATCATACAATCCATCAGATGTGCATGTGAATGTTTTAATGCTCATTGTGTGAATAGAACTCTTCATTACGACGACGGTCTAGATACTGGATGACTTCATCACGCCATTCCATCAATTCATGGTAACATTTCTGATTGTGAGCACATTGACGCAGCTCATGATCTGGTTTCAATACCGACTCAAAAAATAGACCAAGGGCATCTCTGCGCTTTTCATGTTTTTCTTGATCCATAGACACCTCTTGGGTTATTTTATATGTAGATGAATTTTACCAGGGATTGTGTTGAAATGAGTATAATTTAATACTATCCACAGGATTCATTTTTCTGAAAATACTTGCGGCACTTCTTCACGTCCTTCAATTCATCCTTGATCATCTGGTAGGCATCCTCGGCGGAAATCTTTCGTGCCATTTCCATAGCCGTGATAATTTCTACTCTAGTGCCAAAGTGTTTGAGTGCTTCCTCGAAGCAATTCAATTCCTCATACATAATTCAATAGTCGGTAACATGGATAGCGGGAAGACCTTTGACGAACACAGTATCGACGAGATTCTGCAGTCGCTTGATAGTATTTACACCGTAATTCTTGAATACAGGGACGGTGACAAAACCAGTGGACTTGCGATACATTTGACAAGCACCAGGAGTGATAGATCCAGCAGCAATATCAGCAGCATCATCACGATTGACACGGATAACACGACCGATAGTCTGTGCCATCTCAATGACATTCAGATTGCGAAGGAACACAGTCTGGGTGAGACCATGCACGTTGATACCTTCAGACAGGATGCTGTAGTGGAAGATGATGAACTTCTTGCTAGGATCCTTACCCCAGGTGTCAAACTGATGGAAGAACTGTTCGCGATTGACCTTGAGAGTGTTGACATAAGCGCCATACTTGCTGGTGATGTGCATCACCTCAAAGCCACGATTCTTGCACTCATCAATGATATTGGTCTTGGTGAGCAGATTGAACATGATACGACTGTTAGGTGCCGCTACAAGGATCTTGTGGGCGGTTGTATCGTCCAGTCGATCAAGGATGCCCAGCAGCGTCTCACGATCGCTGTCACACGCCTGTGCGCCCTTCAGACGCTCGAAATCAACCTCATAGGCATCAACAGTAGGAGGAAGAATAGAACCGTTGTTGATCAGTTCAGGAGCAGGACACTGCTCAATGATGTCACCGAACACCATATAGTTGTTCATACCGTTGCCATAAGGCGAACGAGTGTGCTTGGGGGTAGCAGTGAAATAGTAATAACGCTTGGCATCACAGTTAGCAACTTCCTCGAAGAAGTTCTTCTTGGTAGCGTTGTGAGCCTCGTCATAGTATGCTACGTCAAACGTGAGACCAGCATCATTAAGACGACGGAGAGAATTGTAAGTGGTGAAGAAGATACGATGTGCCTGCATACCATCGCACATGTTATCGAAGGCAACAATCTTGTTCACTTTAGTAGTGCTGAAGTGAATAGACTCACCGCTGTGAATGTGAGCAGGCACAACATCAGGACGGTTGATGCCAGAATCCTCAAAAAACTCCTCACACAGCTGTGTAGCGAGGAGAATACGAGGAGCAACAACAGCAACAGTCATAGGACGCTCTGCATTAGCAAAGCGTTCCGCGAGATCTTTGATCATGATCATGGTCTTGCCACCGCCAGTAGGCACGATGATTTGACCGAACTTGTTACGCTGCATAGCAGCGAGAGCACGTTGCTGGTGGGGGCGGAGTTGCATACTGTATGTCGGATGTGAATACAGTATGGCACAAAAAAAGGGGTCCGTCAAGACCCCTGTGACACTTATAAAATTGGATTTCCGTCCTCATCGAAGTGGTTAATAACTCTACGCGGAACTTGTATTTCTTCGAAGTCTTGATACTTTGGAATGTGAGCAATAATATCCACTAATTCAGATCCTCTGAATACATGCTCAAGCCTCACCTGTGCATCTTTTGTTGTATCAGAAACGAGAGCATAGATGTCATCAATCTGCGCCGCAGATAGAATTTCATACATCATATATCCAGCAAGATGTTTTCTTAATGACTGTCTAAATGATACAGTCTTAATGTTGGCTTTCTTGAGTGGTTCGGTAATACGATTCGAATAAAAATCTTTCTTTGGAATCTCCGAAATGGTAGTAGGATACTTGAATTTGGACATCCATGAGATCTCATTGTTTCTGCGGACAGTAACAACACCCTTGCAATAGTTTGGTGCATTGCCAGCATACCACTCCAACTTATCAAGCAGTGGATTATTATAATGCGACAAATTGTAGTATCTATCTACAACTGTACATCCAGTAATATATCCATGAGCATCATGATCATGACCGATGAAAGCAGTGTTTCCCTTTCTATTAGTCTTCACAACTTTATCTAATTCATCATACAAATCTCTATCAGATGATGAATATGTCTGTGTAATATAATCACCACGATATGCTCTCCAGCTGGAGAATCTCATCCTAAACTTTGTTCTATATGACACAGGTTCTATGCCATTATGATAGATGCCAAAGAGTTTTTCTTCTTCTTTGATTGCCTCTACGTCAGCGATAGATGGTACATATTTAAAGATAACACCGAGTTGATTTCTTACACCAACTTCCATGTTTGGTTTGTATTGATTATCATACAGTGGTGTATATCTGTATGGCATTTCAGAATAGTCAGCGAGTCTTTCTCCACTGACTAAACTATATCTTTCTGCTACTGTATAGTTGTCGGAGAATATCATTCGTTGTCCAGGATAACTTGTCCTTCATCATTATACAGAGCGAAGAAGATATACTGTTCCTTTGGTGTTCCCGCTTGCTGTGTTGGGAAATTATCTTGTAGGAAGTTCATAATATCACCCATCTCTTCCAGTTCCAAAACTACATGCTCACTATCTTTGAATAGAACCATGTAGTCTACGGGAAGCATATCATTATACAATGCAATAGATGCATTGATAGCATCTACATCAGTGCTATTGTTCCAACCATAGACACGGAAGTAAACCAATGGCTTACCAGCGAGTGCAGCATATCTTCCGATAAATGTCTGCAAGTCATAAAGTTGATACTCTGTATTATCCATTTGTTCGTAATTTCCAGGCTACAGTGATGCGAAGATCGTTGAATAATCTTGTGGTTGGTGCTGCGGAGTGATAAACCATACCAGGAAATAGTATACCTCGGTTTGGTTGGAACATTACAGTTCGTAGTTCACCATTATCGGTGTAAAACTGTGTGCCGCCACCCCATTCATTGGCCCATTGTAAGTTTGCATACAACAGGAATGTTCTACCTCGTTCATCAAAATGGTCTTGATGAAATATGCCATCTAAACCATATGTATGACCATTTGCATACACATTTTCAAGAGTAAAAGACTGTTTGGTCTTTTCCTGTATCTTATTTAGAAGGTAATCAGAAAAGAACACATCATCATCAAGTTCTCTCTTCCAGAACTTACAGCATATTTTATAGTTAGGATCCGAGGGATGATAGGAAGTATGTCCAAACTCCCAACCTGGGGTTTGCAATTTTTCACATATTTTGCGGAAGGTAAGGTGATCAAACACTTCGTCATAGATTTTTAACTCTCTATCCAATAGGTCTTCCATATTCTCTAATCAAATTCACATGTATTTGTTTGAGAGCGTTCCAATCCATTTCATCCTTGGATAGTTCTCTTCCCATTGCAATTAGTTCTCGTCTGATGAAAGAGTTTTGAATCAAAGACTCATGCCATCCAACAATAACCTTGCGACTACCTTTAGTAACTGGTTTGACACAATGCCATAGCCCAGTATCATATAACACCACAGTTCCTGCTTTTGGTTTATGTTCTGTGACTGCATCACCCACCTTGATGAGCAATTCACCTCCCTCATAATCATCATTAAGGAAGATACTCATACTAATGTCTGAATTTACACCACCACAAGGAAAATGGTCACGATGCCAGTCATAATAATGTCCTTCATTATACCATACAAGATATGGTTGTGATGGATTCTTTAACAAATAGTCTTGCTGCAATAATGATACATCTTTCCAGCATTGATGGGCAATAGTTTTATATTGATCGGAGCGCATGTACTCTGGAGTCATGACGCTACAATTTTTTACCACTGCCCCATATTCAGGTGGAGGACAGTGGTAAAAGTTATCTTCTATAAATTGTGATGAATAATAATGTAGTTGCTTGTCATCAAGCAGATCAGTCAACCAAATCATTAATATCCTCTTCAGTATAAATTTGCGTGTAATCAATACCCGCTTCAACAAAGTCTTCAAGTCTCAATAGTTTCATCATCTCTTTAACTTCACTAGTAACTACTTTCTTACTATTGATATAGTTCTGTCTCATTGTAGAGATGTTTGTAAGTTTAGATTCAATCAAGTCTCTAGAAGAATCTGTATCTCTTGCAACCCATTGATCATCTGTTGAAAGATATTCCACAGGATTTCCATCATTATCTAAACCATCAGGATACATTTCCCTATAAAACTTTGGATCGATAGGAAACTTAAATGTCTTGATTGCTCTGAAGAAGTCAAGTGGTGTTGGATAATCCGTTGGCTCACCAAACTTTAGATTTCTAATCTCTTGTCTGTATCTAATCCACAGTGCTCTTTCGCCATCATATTTCTCTTCAACATCAGGACTCATGCGCCAGTCTGTAGCAGCAAGAATCGCATTCTTTTCTTGCATTCTCTTCAACCAAGTATTTTCAAAGAATAGATATTCTTCGTCAATCTTGGAAAGACGTGTCTCCACGTCATAGAGTCTTGCTGTATTTTGAGCAGTAATAAAATTCCTTACTTTCTTCTCTAGTTCAATAACCTGCTCTTCAGTATAACCAGTGAAAGTATAGGTGCTGTATACTTGTTGTTGTTGGGCAAAGTCAAACTTCTTCTTCTTTCTTTGACAATATAGATAATTGTCACTGTAGAAGAATAAAGCCTGCAACTGATCATTCTCTGTGTGCCAGAACTCACCAAGTGCTTCCTCTTTGAAGCGATCTAACATCTCACCAGAGATAGAGAAAGTAGGAACATATTCTCTACCATCTGGCAACAACACTCTGGCACTAGTGTTGTTAATAATTTTGTTTTGAAAGTCAACTTCTAACGTTGCACTTCTAGCGAGTTTTGTTGTCATTAATTTGACCCAGCTTTAATGTACCATCCTGTCACTATATATTTAGTTTGCTCACCCATAACAAGATTCCCCTTGTGTACGTGACACATACCAGCAGGAAAAATAACTACTGTTCCTT